TATGCACAATATGAACTAGCTAGAGCTTTGGCAAATGATACTGGTGCTATAACTGGCACTACTGGTAAAGACGGTAATTTTGAAGAAGTTGCTCTTGGTGATCTTAGGGTTAAATATAATACTGAAAGTCAGGGAACTGGTTCTATAAATAATATTTTAGATGTTTACCCGTGGTTACAAAGTTATCTTGGAGCATATATGCTTGGTGGAGCAGGTACTTTTCAAATGAGGGTAGTTAGAGGATAATGGCAGGTCAATTAGACAGCTTATTTAAAAGTGTTGCTAAAAGCGTTGTTGCAACTTTAGGTGATTCTTTAGATCACACTATTACCTATGTAAAGAAAGGCATAAGTAGTTATAACGTAGATACAGGTGAACAGGTGACTATAGACACTACATATTCAGATATAAAAGTACCAATATCTTTTATAAGATCAGAAGAAGATGAAGGCAAAGAAATAAGACAAGCGAAAATGTATATTACTCCTGACTTGATAGGTAACAATCAAATAGATTTCGATGATGAAGTTCAATTTTCTTATGCAGGAAGTACAGTAACAGGTCAGATTTATGATATTGACACTAAAAAAGGTGGACAGGTCTATCTTTATACTATTTTGGTGCGATTCTAATGGCTAAAAGAAAACCACTGCAAAAAAGCGATCCAGTTGGCACTCTTGAAGATCAGCTAAACCAAGATTTTAATACAGTAATTAACAAAATTCATAAAGGTTTATCGACTAAAAAACATAGTCCTGTTTGGACAGGATTCTTTGCGTCTAGTTGGAAAGTACAAACAATGGCTGTACCTGCTACAGAAAAAGCAGAAGATTTTCAACCCTGGAAATCAATTAAATATGAACGTAGTTTAGATTTTTTTGCAAGACAAAAAGCAGGTCCTCCTTATTCAAAACAAACACCACCATCAAATCCAAAAATTCAGATAAGGTACCCTATAACTAAAACATTTAATATTAAAAGACCTGTATTTATTGGTAACAGGGCTGTATATGCTGCCTATGCTTTAGAAGGAGGTAAAATTCAAAATTTTGTTCAAGGACAAATGAAAAAAATAATTAATGACAACATGAAAGAGAAAAAAGGCAAGTTATTCTTAGCATCAGATAGAATGGGTGCTCAAAGAGATAAAGAAGGAAATCTTTTAGGTATCTCTAAGTTTGGTCAAGCAGAACCTTCTGCAAGATATACAGAAGTTAATTTGAAAAAATTATGACTTTAGTAAACACCAGAGCAGCTTTTGAAAAAGCAGTTACAGATGCAGTATCAGACGTAGATCCTACAATTAAGATGGTCTATGACAATGTACCTTTTGTAGCTCCAGGAAAAACTAAGAAATATATAATGATGATGATTAATTACACTCAATCAACATTACAGAATCAAGGAGCAGCTACAGATTTTTATTCTGGCGTTATTCAATGTAATATTTACGTTCCAAAGAACAAAGGCACAAGTCAATTATCTGCAATATCTGAGGCTGTTATTACTGGTTTAAATTCTGTAAATGCTTCTGGATATACAGATAGTTTTAGCGTTAGTCCAAGAGTACAAGATATAAATGGCCCAACTATGTTGGAAATAGAGGATAGAAGTCACTTTGTTGGAGTTATATCTTGTCAATTCTCTGCAAATGCGTAGTATAATAGAATAGCATTATATTATTTATGACAAGAGCAGTTGACCTTTTAAAGAACAAGTTCGGAGTTTCTCAGCTTTATAAGCATGATGTAATTAAAGATGAAGAAGTAATTTTTTCCGTTTACTGGCACCCACTAACTATTGCAGAAAGAGAGGCAATACAGAAAAAAACTGGAACTGATGATAATGCTGATTATGCTTTGCAAATGATGATTGAAAAAGCATTAGATAAAGAAGGTGCAAGACTTTTTCAAGATGGAGACAAGGCATCACTCAGGAGAGAAATTGAAGCATCAATTCTTGAACAAATACAATTAGCAATGTTACAAGCTGGTGCTGATAAGGAGGTAAAAGAGGCTAAAGCCGATTTAAAAAGCTAATAAAGATTGGCATTTTTTATTTAGCCTTGCAAAGCAACTTCATAAAACTGTAGCTGAATTATGTGAAACTTTAACTGTTGAAGAAATGATTGCTTGGGCTGCTTTTGCAGAATTAGAAGATGAAGAATATAAAAAACAGCAAGAACTTGCACAACGAAATAGTGCTTTAAGAGGTAGAAAGAGGTAATATAAAAGAAATATTTTAGTTTTTTTATAGCAAGTGGCTGATTATAGCGTTGATATTGCGGTTGCTGTAAAAGGCTCTCAACAATTAAAAAAATTAAGAAGTGAGATAAGTAGCACATCTAGAGAACTTACTACTTTAAATAAACTTGCCAATAAACAAAGTAAAACTCTTCCAAATTCTTTTCTAACTTTAAATAAAGTATTAAAACAAGCAAAACTTAATTTAGATAAAGCAGCGATAGGTACTGATCGTTATTACAAATCAGCAAGACAATTAGTTCAAGTTGAAAGGCAATACAATCGAGAGCTATACCAGAGAAGAACTCTGATGAATAACCTTAGAGGTGGTAGTTTACTCGATGTGGTTCGTCAAAATACATCAGCAAGTGAAGCTGCAAGGCAAGCGTCAGGTTCAGGATTTAGGTCTTTTAGTAGAAAATTTCAACCTAATCCCGTTCCAGTTGACCGAGCACAAATGGCGATAGATAAGTCAATAGCAAGGCACAATAAAAAGATAGAAAAGAATACAGGAAAAACAGCCCAACTTTTAACTCAACAAAATAAAGCAGTTGCTTTTCAAGGATTAGGAGGAGGTGGTGGAGGAAAAGTTGGGGGATTTCTTAACCGAATGGGATTTGGAGCGAAAGCAGATCCAACAGGTCCTTTTGCTATGAAAGGTGGAGCAGCAGGAAGAATAAAGGGAGGTGTTGGAAGTGCTTTAATCGGTGGTGGCTTTCCATTGTTATTTGGTGGTGGCCCTGCTTCTGCTGTTGCTGGTGGTGCTGCTGGTGGATTAGGTGGAGCTTTAGCTATGGGTGGAGGTTTTGCTGCTTCTATTGCTGCTACTGCTATTGTTTCTCAAGTTCAAGAAGTTAGAGCATTTAGAAAAGCTGTTAGAACTCTTGATGAAGAGATGCAAGCTATGGGAATTAGTACAGGTTTTTCAAGAAAACGAATAAAAGATTTAGCAAAAGAAATGAACATAACAAAAGAAGAAGCGATTGAATTAGTAAGTCAATTTAAAGATTTAGACGCATCGTTAGCAAATATGTTGATTGATAGTTTTGGTAGCAGAGAAATTGTTAATAGTTTATCAGGTCTTAGAGATTCAGAATCAGTATTGGATAAGATTTTAAATCTTAGTTCAGAAATTAGTTTTCAAACAAGAAATAATTTATTATCAACTTTAGCGACTAAAGGCCCATTACAAGCTCAACTTGATTTAGAAAGAGCTATTTTCAATAAGAGAAAACAATTATCTGTTGACAAAAGCGTTAAAGATTTTGATTTTGATGACGTATTTGAAAACAACAGAGGTAGATTAAAAAGTAAATTTAAAGATGAGCAAGCTCAATTAGATTTTAGAGCAAAGAAAACAAAAGAGTTTGCTGATGAATTTGAAAAAGCCAACTCTGCTTCTTTAGGGTTTATAGAAAACTCTATAAAAATCAATGAACAATTACAATTTATTAGTGAATTTAATGCTCCTGCTGATGAATTAAGAGAACTTATGAACCCAATGAGACAAGTTTTAGATTTAAGTAATGCTATAAGAACAGGATTTGAGGAGTCCTTTAAAGGCATTATCAAAGGAACAATGAGTGTTCAAGATGCGTTTAGAAGTATGTTAAATCGAATTGCAGATCATTTTTTAGATACTGCTGCAAGAATGGCTGCTGCACAGATACAAAAAGGATTTTTAGGATTATTTACTAATATGTTTAATTTTGGAGGTAACGATGTTTTTGCAGGAATGAATCGAGGAGCAACTGATCCAATGTCGCTAACAATGGACAGTTTTGCTAATGGTGGTAGACCTCCTGTTGGCAAACCTTCATTAGTAGGAGAAAGAGGTCCAGAACTTTTTGTTCCTAATAGTGCAGGCACTATAGTTCCAAATCATGCTTTTGGTGGTGGAACTACTGTTGTTGTTAATGTAGATGCTTCTGGTTCTTCAGTTCAAGGAGATGAAGAACAAGGAAGAGAACTTGGTCGTCTTATATCAGTAGCGGTACAATCTGAATTAGTACAGCAGAAAAGACCTGGAGGTTTACTTGCTTAATGGCTACCTTCCCTTCAATCACTCCTAAATACGGACAACAAAAAAGGTCCGCACCAAATACTAGAACAGTTCGTTTTGCTGACGGTTATGAGCATAGAATTTTATTTGGCCTTGCAGAACATCAAAATCCAAAAATATTTAACCTTACTTTTGAAGTGTCAGAAACAGATGCAGATACTATAGAAACATTTTTAGATGCAAGAGCAAATGATAGTGCTAGTTTTGATTTTCAACCACCAGGAGAATCTAGTTCATCTAAGTTTGTATGTGAAGCATGGTCAAAATCTATACCTTATCTAAATAGAGCAACAATACAGGCAACATTTAGGGAGGTGTTTGAACCATGAGTACTGATCCTGTATTTAGTGAAGTTCAAAAAATAAATCCCTCTGCAATCATTGAACTTTTTACATTACAGCTAGATAACTCTTTACATGGTGCAACTACAGTTTATAGATTTCATTCTGGCAGCAACTTAAACGCAAATGGTGAAATAGTCTGGGCTGGTAATTCTTATCAAAGATTCCCGATAGAAGCTACAGGTTTTGCATATCAACGTGGTCAAATTCCAAGACCAAAACTTGTTGTCAGTAATGCACTTGGAACAATATCAGCTATTTTACTGCTTGTTAATCAAACAACGGCTGGTAATGATTTAACAGGTGCTACCTTCACTAGAATAAGAACAATGGCAAGATTTCTTGATGCTGCAAACTTTAGTGGTGGTAGTAATCCATTAGGTACACCTGATCCTACAGCAGAATTTAAACGTCAAGTTTATACAGTAGATAGAAAGTCAGCAGAAAATAGAGAAGTAGTTGAATTTGAATTAGCAGGAGCTATTGATATGGCTGGAGTTCGAGCACCCAAACGTCAATGTACTCGTGCTTTATTTCCTAGCATTGGCACGTTTACACAATGAGTTGGAAAGATGACGCATTGGTTCATGCGAAA